CAAGGAAATTTAAAAGGTTTTTATACAACAAAAGAACTATTAGAAATCTTTAAAAAAGAAAAATATGAATAATATAGAAGAAAAAGCTAAAGAGTTAGTTAGAAAATATTGGGATTTAGGAGGCATTGATATTATAAGAGCCAAACAATGTGTATTAATAGCAGTTGAAGAGATATTAGAATTAAAAGAAACTCAAGAAGAATATCAAATACAATATGAAAATGGAGAATGGAGTAGAGATATTGGATATAAATATTCAAAATATTGGGAACAAGTTAAACAAGAAATACAAAAACTATGAAAAAATTTAAACACAAAAAACTAGGATGGGTTGCAGAAGAGCATAATAAATCTCTTTATAAAATTATAAATTTAGTTAATCACATTGCTATACCAATAGAACTAATCGAAAACTCAGAAGATTGGGAAGAAATCAAAGGATTTATCTTAACCACAGAAGATGGAGTAGATTTGTTTGATGGGAATCATTATTATGTTGTAAATTCAAAATATGAAGTTGTTGAAGATATTATATCTAAACATATAACTTATAAAAATAAAATAGTAAAACGCTTCGCCAAAAAAGAAAACGCAGAAGAATATGTACTAATGAATCAGAAGTTGTTGAGTTTGCAGGATTTGTTAAGTGTATTAGATACATTTGGTAATTTTCAATATTCAGATGCTTTTATGAACTTTAAACAAAAAGCAATTAAAAATAAAGAAATATGAAAAAATTAAACAAAACAATGGTACAGTATATTGATGATATACAAAACTCAAGCATTGACCACGTTAATTATGCTTTGAATAAAATATTATCTTACAAAGATTTTATATCTCAACCTCCAACAATAGAAATGTTTATTGGAGAGAATAAGATTTTTGAAGGGTTTTTAGCTGATGAAGAAGAAACTTGTATCTTTTTAGTAAGTGCAGATTTAGATTTACAGTATAATAAATTGACTAAAATTTTTTATAATTATTCAGATATGCCAATCAACACCCTAGAAGATTTAATACCTTATAATTTAAAATTAAATAAAGAGATATGAAAACAGCAACAATTGAAAATGTAAAAGCTATGTTATGACAGAATCTCAAATCTTAGAGAAAAGAATATGGAATATATTTAATATGGAGGATATAAAAAAGTCTGATGTTAAGGAGGCAAATAGTTTAATTAAGAATTGGAAGTTTTTAAATAATCGGGAAGAGGATGATATTTATCCTTTAATAAATGATGTATTAGATAATGAAATAAAATAATAATGTATAAATATGAAGCAGAGCTCTGTTTTAGGAGTTATATTCCTGATAAATTAGAAAAAGGAATGTTATTTATGGAAATGTTATGGAATCAAGAAAAGAGTTTTTTTAAATTAGAATCTATTCCAGAAGACAAAGAAGAGTTTATGTCTAAATATGGAACTCCTATAGAGCTTTTTATAGCAGATGAAGAAGGAGAAATTCTTGCTACTCCTAATGAAATAGGATGGATGGAGATTGAAGAAGAAATAAGGGAGATAACAGTTGAAGATTTAAACTATATAGTTAATGTATGTTTAGGATGGATTGAAATAGAAATATATGAAGAATTTTTTGATGAAGATGAATCTATTATTCCTAATTATATAGAAGAAAAAGTTATAATTAGTTTTTTAGAAGGAGAAGAATAATTATATTTGTTACATAAAAATAAAAACTAATGAATTACATTATAACAAAAAACATTAAGCACTATCAAAAGATAGGAGAATATAATTATTGTAAATTAGAAGATATGATTCTTCCTGATTTATTAGCAGTGGATAGTGAAACCACAGGTATTCAATCTAGACATAATGATATGTTTTGTTTACAAATTGGAACAGGGGAGAATAATTATATAATTGACTTTTATACTAGTGAAGATGCTTATACATTTAAAGATGTTATTCCTTATTTAGAGAATAAAGAATTAATATTTCATAATGGAACATTTGATTTACAATTCTTTTATAAGCATGGATTTTATCCTGAAAGAGTTAGAGATACAATGATTGCTTCTAAAATTCTTTATAATGGAGATATAGAGAATTTAAAAAATGATTTTGGAACAGTTATGCAAAGAGAGCTTAATGTATATTTAGACAAATATGAACAGAAGAATATACATATAGTTAAACTTTCTCAAGCTAGTACAATAGAGTACTCTTTTAATGATGTAGATAGGCTTATAGAGTTACATGAAGTGTTGTGTAATAAAATTGATTCTGGAGGTTATAGAGAAACATATGATTTACATTGTAGATATATTAGAGCTCTTGCTTATATGGAGAGTTGTGGTCTTCCTATTAGTTCTAAATTATGGAAAGATAAGATGGATGAAGATTTAATTAATGCTACTAAATGGAGGAAAAAAATAGAAGAATATATATATGACAATATTCTAAAATTTGCTGATCAACAATTAGATATGTTTGATACAGAAAAAAGAATATTAGTTAATATAACTTCTCCTATACAAATGGTTAAAGTGTTTAAAGAATTAGGAATTAATACTTGGGATAAAAAAGAAGAAAAAGATAGTATTAATGAGTCTATTATATCTAAATCTAAACATGAGTTTGTAAAACTATGGCTTGATTTTCAAGAAGCAAACCACAGAATAAGTACATTTGGTCAATCTATATATGAAAAAATAGAGAAAGAACGTATATATACTAATTTTAATCCTATGGTAGATACAGCTAGACTCTCTACTAGAAAAGGATGTATTAATTTTTTAAACTTTCCTTCAGATTCTATTACTAGAAAATGTTTTATTGCTAATAAAGGAAATGTAATGGTTGTATGTGACTATTCAGGACAAGAAAATTTTGTTGCTGCTGATTTATCTGGAGATGCTGCTATGACAGCTTCTGTTGTTAATGGAGATGATTTACATTGTGCTTTTGCTAGAGTTTTATATCCAGAGTTAAAAGATTTAAGTGATGAAGAAATAATTAAAAACCATAAAGCTAAAAGACAAGCAGCTAAAAGTCCTAGATTTGCATTTGCTTATGGTGGTAGTGCATATACTATTCACTTAAATGAAGGAATTCCATTAGAAGAAGCTTATAAAATAGAAAACTCTTTTAAAGAATTACATGAAGGATTGTATACATGGGGAAATAAAGTATTTGAATTAGCTATTAAAAAAGGATATATAGAATCTGCTGATGGTTGGAAATTAAAACTCCCTAAGTTTGATAAGTTTGTAGAATATAAAGCTAAAGTGGAAGAACTCTCTAAAGAAGATTGGCAAATATATAAACAAGGAAAATTAGATTATAAAAAGAAAATCAGTGAAAAAGAAAAAGGAGTAGAATATAACTATGAGTATCCTAAATCTGTAAAATTTTATAAATCTAAAAAAGATATAGTTTCTACATTCTTTAAACTTAAATCAGAGTATCAAAGATTGGCACTCAACAACCCTGTGCAAAGCAGGAGTGCCCACCAATTAAAGCTAGCCACAACTATACTTTTTGATTGGATTTTGGCTAGTAATAATATTAATAAAATTAAAATCGTTAACACTGTACATGATGAAATAATTGTAGAATGTCCTGAAGAGTTAGCAGAAATAGCCAAAGAACAAGTTGAAAAAGCTATGTTAGAAGGAGGAAATTATTATTTAACTAATTTAAAAATCAAAGCAGACGCTAGTATAGGAAATAGCTGGGGATCTGCAAAAAACTAATAAATATATGAAAGCAAAATTAATATTTGATTTTTCAAAACCAGGAGATGATTTAATTTATAGAAGAACTAATAAAGCACTTGATTTATCATTAGCTATATTTGATATTCTTCAAATTAGAAGAGAATTAACTAAAGAATGGGAATCTAAAGAAGAATTAAATAATGAATATATAAATGGAGTTAATAGATTTTCAGAAGAAATAAAAAATATATTAGAGGCATATAATATAAATCTAGATGATTTAATAGAATGAATTATAAAGAAGGAAATAAAACTCTAATTATATCTTTTATAATTAGTATAATAGTAATATGTATTATATATGGACATTTTAATTGATTGGGAGTATGAATATAATAAAGATTATATTTATGCTTTAGAAAGACAAAAAGATATTGAAAACTCTTGGAGAGAATTTGAAGAAAGACAACCAGCTAAAATAATTATAAATGAAATTAAACCTAGAAGTAGAACATTTTATAGAGCTACAAAAAAAATCTTACAGCTTAGATCACATCTTTTTACTAAAACTAATTCAAGAACAATTAGATATAACACAAATATGTTTAGATAGTGTTAAGATAAATACTATATATAGTTCTCTTATTAGAAAAGGATTAATAAGTGAGGATAATAAACTAACTCTATTAGGAGAAGAAATGTTAGAGTTTATAAATACAGAAGGAGAGAATATTAAACTCAATAAAAAAGTTGTTAATGTAAATGATTTTGATTTGTGGTGGGAAACATTTCCTTCTAATAATGGATTTGATGTATTTAAAGCTACTAGAACTTTTAAAGTGAAGAAAGATGATTGTAAAACTCTTTTTAATAAATATGTAAATGAAAAGAAATATACAGCTAAAGAGATTATAGATGCTACTAAGTATGATGTAGAAATAAGAAAAGAAAACTCTATAAAGAAAAGAGAAAATCAATTAACATTTTTACAAAACTCTCACACTTATTTATATCAAGAATCATTTCAAGGATTTATAGGACTAGAGATAAAAGAAAACAAAAAAGAAGATTATGATGGAATCAACGTTTGATAAACTCAATCAAGATATATTAGATGGAATAGCAGGAAAAAACGAAGGAATACCAATAGGACTTCCTAAACTAGGTAGATATATGAATATTAGAAAAAATATTCTAACTCTTATATTCTCTACTACTGGTGCAGGTAAATCAGCTATGGTGGATACTATTATTCTTAATGCTTGTGATTATCATATGAGTTATAGTTCTAAACTTAAACCAGATTTTCAGTTATTTTCTATGGAGAGAGCTTCTAAAATTAGAATAGCTAAATGGTTATGTTTTATTATATTTAATAAAGAAGGGGAAGAAATTCAGTTAGCTAAAATGATGGGATGGTGGGATGAAAAACTCTCTAAATCTGAACACTCTCTTATACTTAAATATAAAGACTATATTGATTGTTTATTAAATGATTATGTTTCTATACATGAAGGAGCTAAAACTCCAAATGAAGTATTTAAAGCGATGAAAGATCACTTTGAAAATAAAGGAGTGTATGATACAAAAATAATAATAGACCCTAAAACAGGGAAAGAGAGAAAAACAAAAATTTATATTCCTAATAATGAAAAAGAAATAGTTATTCCAATATTTGACCATGGTAATCTAACTAAAACAACACAAGCTCTTCCTTCTAAAAAAGCAGCTATAGACAAACTAGTAGAAATGGTTCAAGAAATGAGGGATTTAGAATCTTGTGCTCCTATATGGATAAGTCAAGTTAATAGATCTATTTCTGGAGTTTCTAGACAAAAAGATGGAGAGCATGAATTAACACTAGAAGATGTTAAAGAATCAGGTGATATAGTAGATGCTTGTGATATTGCTCTAAGTATATTTGATCCTCTTAAATATAAACAAAGCTCTAAAACAGGATATGAACCTATAGACTTTGTAGATAAATCTAATGGTAATAATTACTTTAGGAGTGCTCAAATACTTAAATCAAGTTATGGAGCAGACTCAATTAGAATTCCTTTAGCTTTCAATGGTTTTGCAGGACAATTTAAAGAATTGCCTAAAAGAAATGATATGTCTGAAAAAGAATATAAAGAATTAATAGATGATGTACTAACAAAAAAATACTTTTTAAAATGAAAAATAAAATTCAAGAAATTAACGATTACTTTGTAAATAAAATTATAACAAAAGATTATGAAATTGTAAAAACAACTTTACACAATTTTTATATATTAATAGATGGAGAATATAATTTCTCTATATGGGTGGCTAACCAAGATTGTGGGATTAGAACTTATGATGTTGGTGGTGATAATTTTATGACTTTAACATTTACTAAAGAAGAAAAAGAAATTATTTGGAATAATGTTAAAGA